ATCTTCGGCTGACTGCTTGGCAAAAGTAACGACGACAGCATCATCGCCTTCGACAACGCTAATAACGTGTCTTTCGTCTATCTTGTCCATATTTCTGCCCTCATCTTCTCGATCCAGTTCCGCGCTTTTGCGATTAGCCCACGATTTTCCGGGATCGCCTCCCCACAAGGCCCACGCGATGCGACCCGCACTCGGGTAGCCTTCTTCGCCGGGACTGAACCCTTCCGCTTGTTTGTCAACTTCGTGTCGCGCAAAGTAACTCACCATCCTTCGGACTGTTTCGGGCGAGAGATTCGCTCGATTCTTAATGTCTCGTGCGCGAGCAACACCAACTGCGGTGCCTCCACGCCCGAATTCCTCACGCCAAGCGAGTCCACGCTCGGCTTCGGATGCCATCGCCTCTGTAGGTTTTAGATCGACAGCCATTACTCTAATCTCAAGAACGACTCTGCACTGGTCGTCAATGTCAATGCAACAACCCTAACCGTTCCATCGCTACCTTTTACCTTAATGGTCAGCGTAGAGTTATCGGTTAATTCAAAAACCATATCGCCATTATTGCTAGGCGTTGCCGTAGATGCAGGTTGATAGGTAACGGCTCCTACGCTCCCTCCCGTTATTGCAACAGAGTTAGCATTTTGCGTAGACATAGTGCCAAGACCGCTAACTGCGGTATTAGCGATAGCGATATTCGTATTTCCAGCAGCCGTTAATCGACCCTGTGCATCAACTGTGAATGTTGCAACCTGTGTGGCTGATCCATAGGAGGCCGCTGAGACTGCGGTATTTGCAAGCGCAATAGTTCCCGTCGAGGTAATAGTGCCGCCAGAAAGCCCCGTCCCTGCCGTAATGCTAGTGACTGTTCCAACGCCACCGGCTGCAATCCATTCTACGTCTGTACCGCCGACGTTTACTGCGAGAACCTTTCCTGCGTTGCTCGAGTAAGAGGGGAGCAGATTAGTTCTCGCGCCAGATGCGTTAGAGGCTCCCGTACCACCATCGGCTACCGCGAGGTCAGTAATTCCGGTAACGCTGCCGCCAGAGATGGAGACGTTATTAGCGTTCTGCGTTGACATCGTGCCGAGGCCCGATACCGCAGTATTCGCTATAGAAATATTTGTGTTTGACGCAGCCGTCAAGCGACCCTGTGCGTCTACGGTAAACGTAGCAACCTGTGAGCCAGAGCCATAAGAAGCGGCAGAGACCGAGGTATCAGCAAGAGTAATCGTTCTATTAGCCGAAAGATCGCCACCGCCAGAGAGTCCTGTTCCTGCGGTAATCGTGCGACTTGTAGGTACGCCGCCAAGGTTAGAAAGAGCCGTCGCAGCATCCGATGCTCCTGTGCCGCCATCAGCGACCGCGAGATCGGTAATCCCAGAGACCGAACCGCCGCTAATCGTGACATTGTTAGCGTTTTGCGTAGACATCGTACCAAGACCGCTCACCGCCGTGTTAGCGATAGCGATATTCGTATTCGATGCCGCCGTTAGTCTGCCTTGCGCATCTACCGTGAAGGTGGGAACCGCCGAGGCCGTACCGTATGACCCTGCGCTAACTGCTGTATCCGCGAGGCTAATGGTTCCGGTAGAGGTAATAGGGCCACCTGTTAGCCCTGTTCCGGTTGCAACGCTTGTAACTGTACCGTTCTCGGGAGCAGAAATCGTAATCGATCCGGCAGCGTTAGTAATCGAGATGCCTGTTCCTGCTGTAAGGTTAGCGTTTTTCCAAAGAGCAGTTACCTCGTCGTAAATAATCAACTGCCCATTCGTAGGAGAGTTGATCTGCACATCGTGGATTTCGTCTAATTCGTAACCATTTTGGATACGAACATAAATTTGACCATTCCCTTGATTCGCTCGTTCTACGGTACCGACATAAACCATGTGATTCGGCGCTTTCGGCTTCGTAGCCGTAAGTGTTCCTGCGGTAGCACCGAGATAGAGCGTATCGCCCTCGTTATAGTCACTCGTATCGATTTTATCGAGTACACCTTGGCAAATTACTAATCCGTTTGCACCCGAGGCGATGCTTTCCGCAGCGAGGCCAAAAGTCTTAGCCGAAGTCGCGTCGGAAACGTTAGACGCAAGTTTAACAGAGGCTTTATTGCCGGTTGCTTCATATAGATAAACCGGCTTCCCTTTTGCAATCGTCGACCCTTCGACGTTATGCACATAAGCATAAAGCGTCTGACCTAACTTGGCCTGTACGTTACCGCCTACCATTCCGACCTGTACGGTTCCAGTATCGGGATTCCACGTTAATCGACGCTCGGCATCCGTTGCGCCAGTCGCAGCGAAATCAATATAAGTAGGTGTCGCAATACCGCCGGTAAGCCCAGAGAGCGAGGTAATGTCGTTATTTGCGCCTTTCTTTGCGCCTTCGGGCCAGCCGGTTCGAACGACTATCTCCGAATCGGATTCTTCTACGATCACCGATTGAATAGTCTGATCAACGATGATTTGATCCGTCATCGCGTCACCTCGGCATCAACCGTAAAACAACCCTGCAAAAGACGGGTAACAGTTTCGCTCCCCGAGACTAACTCGATGTCGTAGACATATTCGCCGGCAGTAACAGCGGCCGTATCGGTTGCAGAGACAGTAAGCGTGATCGTTCCCGCTGTGCCTCCGAGTGTAATACGACCATTCTCGGTTGTTAGAGAAAGCGCAGCAATAGAGGAGTCAACCTCCGATCTGATCTGCATACGAGCGGTATAGCCCGTGAGGTTTACCGGAATCGCTTGCGAATCCTGCCATGTTATGACTCGGCTAAAGGTCGCGCCTTGATCCATTACGATGTCGTAATTAGCCGCCATTTGCCACCTCCGGCGGGATCGGTGACGTACCACCCGGAAGCGTTACGCCAAATTGTGCAATAATTTCTTCTTCGGCTTGTCTCTCGCGCATAACATCTTCGATGTCCAAGCCACGTTCTGCGAGAGCCTGTGTACGAGTCATCAAGCCGTTGTTAATCGCAACGATCTGTGCCTCTGCCTCGTTACGCGGATCGACCCACTGCCATCCGCGAGGAACCCACTGCGCTGCACTAAACTTAAAGAATTTAGCAGCAGGGAGATTCGTTACTCCAGAATCTAGCGTTTGACGAAGCCACCGTAGGTAAACAGGCTGGCAAAAATGCTCAATAACCCAATACTGCGTCATTCGCCAATAATCTCGTTCTTCGAGAAGACCTTGACGAATAGAACTATAAGAAACCGCCTCTAGATCATTTGCTAATGACGTATAAGACACGCCAAGACCAGAGGCTATACCACGCAGCATAGCCTTCTCGAAGTCTCTAAAAGCCGTTGACGGGTGCTGCGGATCGTATGACTTAAAGTCTACACCTGCCGGAAGTTGCGAGAACTGACCAGGTTGAACATCCATGTTCAGCGTCCCGTCTGGAGCCGTACCATCGCCTTGGTATTCATCGCCGCTTTCGCTAATAAAAAATCCCATCTTTGATGCTGAGACACGCGCAGCAACTAATTCTGCTTCTTCGTAGCCGCCAAGCATCTTCAATCGAGTCATAGCCGTAGCAGTCCACGGAGTTCCTCGAGTTTGCCCAATACGATCGTTGCGGTAGGCGTGAATCATACGATCCGCAGGAATCCGCACCGTTTTCATATCCGATGCGCCTACTTGATAGTCGTTCGGGTCTTTAGCGCGAACGTGATAGGCAATAGGCTTTCCGGCAGCATCGATTTCAATTCCCATGCGAATCTGACCGCCGTTAGCGAGAACCTCGTTCTTGTCTTGGTCAATATAATCCGCATCAATAAACTGTAAGCGGAATCTGAACGGGTTTGCGTTATCTTCTACGAATAATACGAAGCATTCCCCATCCCGCGCAACGCTCTCGATGAATACTCTTTGAGCATCGACCCAAGACAGGCGGCCATCAACGGTACAAACTCCTGGTTGCCCCCATGCGGCAAAAGCCGCCTCTAATTGTTGGTTAGCAACTTGATCGAGTATCCCGTTCGGCTCTCTTGCTCGAACTTGCAACGTAATTCCTTTAGGCCCAACTACGTTTGCAGAAACTAAATTCAAATATCGTCTGGCGTAATCGTTGTTCTGGCAAAGATCGCGGGATCGCGCACGCATCGCCTTTAGTGCATAACGAATATCGCTATCGGCTGATTTCGTCTGTACCGTCCAGTCAGAGAATAACCGCCCTGTGTTAGCCGCCTCGAAAGACCGCTTACGCATCGGCTTCGGAGGCTGACGTTTGAAAATGTCTAATAGCCTCATGCCGTAAACCTCACTCGAATCGTTGCATTAGTTCCTAGGCCTTTTGCAATCTGCTCTGCTTTACGCTCTCGCGCAACCTCGCCTTTCATTCTCTCACGCTCTGTCATTAAGTCTTCACGATTCCATCGAGAAAGAGAACGCCCTGCAATAGAATACGATGCGGCAGCAAGATTTGTAGGGTCTTTTAGATAGGTTTCGATATTATCTAGAGCGATCTGCGCGAACGATCTAGGGTCTGCGTTATTCGTAGAGCGATTAGGCTGTACCTCTAGCACTCCGTTATCAATTTCGATACGCGCAGAGTCAGAGGTTCTCGTAATATAAGCGACCCAATGATAACGACCTGCCTCGTAGTCGTCAGTCGTCGTCGATGCAACCTCTATCGTATAAGCATCCGTCGAACCTGTTGCAGAAATAGCAATACGCTCTCCGGTAATTTCGCGACGGAAAATATACGAAAGGCTATAAGCAGAGGATGGATAGTCGGTTACTAGATCAGTACGCTTCCATGCCCATCGATCGCCAGACTGCAAAGTAGTTGGCTCTCGAGTCGGATAATTAGCGGAATCAAATAGATTTGCCATCGTTATACCTTCCGATTATCGAGAGTCGATAACTAAAATCAAACAGCCCAAGGCAGAGCAGGAGTCACTACAGGAGGATTCTTTGCATTGGCAATCTGCTGTTCAACCGATGCCTCGGTCGCGGCCTTGTCTACTCCGTTGGCCCAAATCCATCCCAGCACTTGATCCTGCGTGAGCGAGGCATACGGAGTAAATGACTCCCCAGACTGCGGTACGCTGCAAGTGCTGTAGACACTACCGGAATAGTCACCGTCAGAGCCAGAGCAAGTCCAGTGAACACAGAACACCACATCGGTGTTTCCTGCCTCTTGCGGATAGCAGTTCATCGCGGTCACAGACCAGTTAATTACTGTACTCATTGTTTTGATACCTCTTGTTCTTGCTTCGGCAACATCGGCTCCACTTGTTCCTTCAATTTCTGGAATAGCGGAAACGCGCCTTGTGCGGTGGGGAGTGAACCCAACAAATTCACAATCGCAACGGCTTCTTCTAGGCTGACCTTCAGTTCAACGTCGGACATGACTACTCCTAATTAACACGCCATTAGCACGCACGGGACGCAGTAAGAGCCGTCCTCGTAGGTGCAGGTGACATGGTTTGACGTAACTTTTGCAATTGTTTTGCTGCGACGAATGTCATCGCCTTGCGGCTTCGCGGTGCCGTCACCGGCTGACATAAGCAGATCGCCACGCTGAACCACCACGCCCTGCGCGATACGGATAATCATGTCACCCGTCATGGCGACGTTCATATCGTTGGCAAACTCATCGTCGTCGTTGTCCCAGTTTACAAACACGCCGGCGACGTTTACATCACCCTCAACGTCAGACACCTTCATACAGTTTAACTGCTCGTTCGGCAGCGGTTCGCCGTCCTTCTCCCACACCGCCATCTGGTCAAGGTTGGACATGACCGTTCCTTTGAGTAGCGGAATGCGGATGTTATCTGCCGTCTGCGACCAGCGCGACAAGTGTCCGCCGTTGTAAGAAACGGTTGTTCCGCTAACAGAGATATCGCCTTCTACTGTACCGTCTTGCCAGAAACGAACCAGCGTTCCGTCATTTGTTTTTCTGTTTATTTCTAACGGCGTTGAACTATCTCGCGAAATACTAACAACTTTATTTGCGCTGTCTAAAGAAATTCCAGCAACATTATTTACTGCCGGAGAAGTATCTGTTGTTCCTACGCAAAGCACACCCCCTGCCGTGATCCTTGCACGCTCGGTGTTGTTGGTTTCAAAAACTATCGGAACATTGGCAGGAGCAGCCATATACACGGCTGATGATGCGGCGTAAAGATTTAAAATATTCGTTCCGTTGGCTCGTAAACGAAATCCAGCACCCGAAGTGCCATCCATATCAACAGTTCGTATATTAGCGCCAAGGTCTGTAACGGATGTTCTGCCAAGCGCCAACTGCCCAGACGCATCAAGCGTCATCGCCTGCGTGAACGAGATAGCGTTGCCTGCGGTGCCGGAGGGGGCGGTGTGCCATTGGTGCTGGCCGTTTACTTGGGTATAACGATTTGCAAATGTGCTATTGCGGTATATCCAAGAACCAGAAGTGTTGTAAAAACAGTTTTGCGCGTATTCGGTTGCAATCGTCTGGAACGACGCAATCGCCCCTGCTGGCAATTGAATTGCCTTATTATCCGCATTCCACGCACTCGGCGTCACGCCCAGACCGAGGTTGCCGGAGGAGTCAAGGCGCATACGCTCTGTGTTGTTTGTACCAAATCGCAGCGACCCAGTGGTGTACTGCTGAAACACAGACATGTCATACGGAGAATTATTGTCGAAGTAGATTTGCCCGTAGGTTGTACCGCCGTTGGCAAAATTGATGCCAGTCTGGATTGCGCCAATGCCATCGACGGTCAACTGTTTCATTGCCGTGCCGGAGTAGGCATGAACGCGGGCGGTGGGCGAACTCGTCCCGATGCCGAGGTTGCCAGAAGTATCCAGCCGCATTTTCTCTACGCTGTCGATACCAAAAGTCATGCTGTATATGCCGGAGGTCGAGTTGATCGCAAAAGTGCCGCCAGAGGTCACAAGAAACCGACCACCACGATTGCTATCGCTAGTATTGGCAATGTTAATGCCGCCACCAGAACCCACTGCGATATCTAACTTGTATCCCGGCGAACTCGTCCCGATGCCGAGGCTGCCGGAGGAGTCAAGATAGGCCATTGTGGTCGTTCCGACACGGAATCTATGACCGCCTCCAGTTGCGTTCTGATAATACAAATCTGCATCGCCAGATGCGCCGCCAAAAAGACCCATTGACGCTGATGTAGTGACGCTTCCGTTTAGCGAAATAATCCCAAAATTACTTGCGGTGCCGAATTTAATGTTGTTTGTTCCGCCAACATTCACATCTAATTTTGTCGTAGGCGAACTCGTCCCGATGCCCAACCCCGTCGAGGTGAGGCGCATTTGTTCGGAGTAAGAGCCGGGATTTCCAGTACCCCACAACAGCCCTGCATTTCCCGCAAGGATGCCCATAACCCACCGATCTGCAACGGTATCCTCAGTAAACGAAATAAATCCGTTTTTGCCAGAAGCCGGACGAACATGAAGTTCAAGCGAAGTCGTTGAGTTATTTTGTGCGCGAATCACACCAACAGAGTTGCTAGGCGCAAAACTAGAGGTTCCTCCGGTAATATCAAGTCGGTATCCGGGGCTTCCTCCAACTCCAAGGTTGCTGCCATCAAACACCAGCCCCGTCCCGCTCGTCGCCACCTTAGAACCATTCAAATACAACACGCCGTTGGCGGTGCCGCCATTGAGCGTAACGGTGCTAGAGGTCGTGAGCGTGGTAAACGCACCGGTGTTGGCGGCAGTAGATCCGATGGCCGGTGGCGAGGCAAAGTAGTTGGTAAAGCCAGTTCCGCTAACCGTAGACGAGGCAGAAAGTGTGGTGAATGCACCCGTCGAGGCGCTGCTAGATCCGATAGAAGTTCCGTCGATCGTTCCAGAGTTAATATCCACGCTCGTAAGACCGGCCGCAGCAGCCGCGCCAACAAGGGCATTAACAGCGATCTTTTTCGTCTCTACCGCGGAAGCATCGACGATAGGAAGCGTATCTGTAGTTACGGCAACATCACCCTGTGCAAGTGACGTTAACTGACTAATCTTTTTATCTGCCATGCGTTATCTCCATCCGTTCATCCACCCGCCGCGAGGAGGCGCGGGGCGGCGTAGCGGTTTCTGCGGTTGAACTGCGACCTTTTCCTGTTTAACGGGTTCCGTTACACGGTGCGGCAATACCATAGGGCCATTTCTGCCTATAAAGGCGGCATAGGCGTAGACCAAGCAATCGAGAGCCTCCGTCCTGCTCCCGCTCGATCTAGGCTTATATGACCTTATACGTCGTCCCTGCACCATTCGATAAATTAATGTCTCCGAGGTCAGTTGATCGAAATAGACCTCATCGACTGAAACCGGAAAGTGTATATATCCGGCACCCGCTTGGTGTACCCGTTTCAAACGTCCAAATAGAACATCCTTTGCGGTATCTACACCGACTATGAAAACTTGCGCCGAGGTTTTCCCTGCGCGTCCGGCAGACTTAGGCCAAATCAGCCTACCGAATCCACCGGCACCTTTGATTGCCCAAATACGTCTAGACTTTCGTTTGGCGCAATAGGCGTAAACCTGCTGCGTAAAGTGGCCGCCGCTATCGATAGCCGCAGCCTCGACGAGAAGATTACGTCCGTCCTCGGTCTGTCTAGGTTTACCGAAAAATCCGTCAAGGTCAGACCACAGCGAATCGCTTCCGGGGTCTCCGCGCAATACCGCGTGTTCCACGACCCACATTTCTTCGTCACGCCCGTAGGCTACAACAGTTGCCTCTAGACGATCATCCTGTACGTCAACGCCAACCGTAAGCATCAGAGCGTTCTGCGGGATGCTTTGCGCAGAATACGGCTCCCGCCTTCCGGCCAGACCAACCGCCTCGACCTGCTCTCCACGTTCCTCGAAGGTTTCCCCGAGAGCGGTGTTGATCCAAGTCTGTAAAGTCTCGGGAAACTTCTTCGCCTGTACAAAGGCGACCGCCATCTCTGCCCATGTCGTCCATGGCGAGTACAGTTCTGAAATATGGAACGATGCAATTCCTCGAAAGTCTTTACTTCCTCGCCATTCTCCGGCTGCAAGCATTTCTGCCTTATCCGCCTCGGTGAGGATTGCTCCACAGGCGACGC